GGAATTCAGTTCAGCAAAAGACCAAGTGACAGCCACTTTAGTCACACGCCCCGGCCTCGGTGAAACCGTTGGTGCTGGTGGTGTTTACACCGTTACTTGCGTAGGCGCAGACGGCGTTGAAAAGTGGTCTGACACATTCCACAACTTGGTGGTTAACCAAGGTTTGGCTAACATGAACGGCGCATATTTTGCCGGTACTGCACAGACTACTACTTGGTATCTTGGCTTGGTTGAAGGCCCCGGTTCCGGTACAACATTTGCCGCAGCAGACACTTTGGCCTCTCATGCTGGTTGGACAGAAAGCACAGCCTACACAGGTAACCGCAAAGCAGTTACTTTTGGTTCAGCTACAACAGCAAACCCATCAGTGATTACAAACTCTGCATCGCCTTCTTCATTCACAATGAACGCTACAGCCACTATTGCTGGCGCTTTCTTGACCAGCGCAAGTACTGGTACATCCGGTATTTTGTTCTCTGAAGGTGATTTTACTGGCGGCGACAAGTCTGTTGCTTCTGGCGATACACTGAACGTCACATATCAATTCTCATTGACCGCGACCTGATAAGGTATGTTCGGGGATGTAGCTTTTGCGCAAGCGCCGTTTGCCTCTCAAGGGGGCAACACGTTTGCCGTTGCTATTTCCGAAACAGGATCAGGTGTTGATGCTGTAAACGCACTGTTTACTGCTGGTGGTTTGATGCTGGAATCTGCGTCTAGTGCCGACTCGGTTTCTGTTCAATCAAATTTTGTAGCTACAAACGCAGAAACTGCTTCTGGGGTGGATGTTGTAAACACGCTGAACAATACATTCAATGTGTCTTTACCCGAAGCTGCAAGTGGGCTGGATACTGTTTCTAGCCTCGGTACTTATCCCGGTAGTATTGCTGAGACAGCTTCTGGTATTGATGTTGTTTCTAGTTTGGGTACATACCCCGGCGCTATTTCTGAAACTGCTAGTGTTTTAGACACTATTGTTGCAAATGCTATTTTCTTAGCAAGTCGTGCAGAGTCAGCATCCGGTGTTGATTCTTTTGCTTCTCAAGTAGCGTTTGCGGCGGCTATTTCTGAAAGCGTCTCTGCAAGCGCAGTATTCACATCTCAAGCGGCGTTTGTTGCGGCTGTCTTAGAAGCAGCTAGTGGTTTGGATGCGTTTAGCACCGCTGCTACTTTTGTAGCTTCAGTAGCTGAAGCCGCGTCTGGTGTAGATGCAATGCAGGGAGCTTTTGTACTCGATGCTAGTATTGCAGAGTCTGCTTCTGGTGTGGACTCTGTATCAAACACTGTTGTTTTTGTCGGTTCTATTCAAGAGTTTGTTTCCGCACTTGATTCAAACAGTGTGATATTGACAGTCAATGCGAATGTAACTGGAATTCAGCTTCTTGTGTCTATTGGGAATGTCCTTGTATGGGCGACAATAGATGACAGCCAGAACGCAAACTGGCAGAATATCAATGACACGCAAAACCCCGGTTGGAATAACCTACCGTCGTAAGGATTCAAGATGGCACTCGTATTAAAAGATCGGGTTAAGGAAACCTCTACCACTGCTGGTACAGGCACGTTGACACTTGCTGGGGCAGTAACAGGGTTTCAATCTTTTGCCGCTGTAGGTAATGGCAACACAACGTATTACGCCATCGCAGACTCAATCACAGGTGATTGGGAAGTGGGTATTGGTACGTACACTTCTTCTGGTACAACACTGTCTCGTACAACAGTTTTATCTTCAAGTAACAGTGGGTCGCTGGTAAATTTTGCAGCCAATCCAAAGGATGTGTTTGTTACGTACCCGTCCGAGAAGTCTGTATATGAAGATGCTTCCAATGTGGTTAACGCCACGTCGTTTGGCGCAATTACAGCCACATCTGCTGCACTGACAACCGGTACGGTTTCTACTACGCCCGCATCCAACACTGACATCGCCAATAAGCAGTACGTGGATGGTTTGGTTACACAAGGTATCTCATACCATGAGCCTGTGTATGTTGAATCTCCGAACACCACGGGCAATCTAAACGCTACATACAACAATGGCGCTTCCGGAGTTGGCGCTACGCTGACCAATGCAGGTACGCAAGTTGCGTTGACTGTTGACGGCATACTCATGACTGTCGGCAAGCGCGTGCTGATATATAACCAAACAAACGCTACGCAAAACGGCGTCTACGAAGTCACCACCGTAGGTGATGGCTCAACTAATTGGGTACTGACACGCACTGCCGATGCTGATACGTATGGCCTGCGTGACCCCAATGCTTTGGGTTACAACGATGCGTTCTTCGTTACCAACGGCAACACAGGCGCGGGCGAGACTTACGTTTGTACAACAACCGGCACCATTACTTTCGGTACAACAAACATCACCTTTGCACAGATCAGTTCTGCGCAGGTCTACACAGCCGGTACAGGTTTAAACCTTTCACCTGCCACCACATTCAACATCTCTAACACAGGTGTCTCGGCCAGCACGTATGGTTCAGCTTCTGCGGTTCCCGTGTTTGCGGTCAATGCTCAAGGCCAGATCACGGGTGTCACAAACACCAACATTGCAATCAACGGCTCGGCTGTGTCGGGCAACATTTCTGGATCGGCTGGGTCTGTGGCGAATGCGCTGACGTTGGGTACATACCTGACGGGCACAAGTTTTAACGGCTCTGCTGCTGTAACAGCAACCGTTGACGCAACTGCGACTAACACGGCCTCTAAGGTAGTGGCTCGTGACTCGTCTGGTAACTTTGCTGCTGGCACAATCACAGCAGCTTTGTCTGGTAATGCCTCAACCGCAACTGCGGCCACGAACGTAGCTGGTGGCGCAGCCAATCAGATTCCATACAACACCGCGTTAGCTACAACGTCATTCATTACTGCGCCTACAACGGCTGGTACGTACTTGGGCTGGAACGGTTCTGCGTTTGCTTACTCTGCGATCTCTACCCCCGCTTCTGTTACGTTTAACAACAGCGGTTCAGGCGATGCCTCTGGCACATCTTTCAATGGTTCGACTGCACGGACAATTTCCTACAACACAGTTGGCGCACCATCCACAGGTGGTACAGGTGCTACGGGAACATGGGGCATTTCAATCAGTGGTAACGCAGCCACGGCTACAAGTGCAACATCTGCTACAACAGCCACACAAGTTTCAAACTCGCTTAGCGCCGGAACTTATTTAACTGGAAGCGCGTTTAACGGTTCTTCTGCGCAGACATGGACAGTTGATGCTACGTCTGCAAACACAGCTTCTAAAGTGGTGGCCCGCGATGTCTCCGGTAACTTCTCTGCGGGCACAATCACTGCGGCTTTGTCGGGAAATGCCACTACTGCCACCACTGCAACACAGGTTTCCAACAGCCTTACACTTTCCACGTCTGGTACAGGACTGTCTGGATCGGCTACGTTTAATGGATCTTCTGCCCAGACTTTTACCGTATCGTCTAACGCTACCAACGCCAATACAGGTTCAACCATTGTTGCCCGTGATGCCTCTGGTAACTTCAGCGCTGGTACGATTACAGCCACGTTGTCAGGTAACGCCTCAACAGCTACGTCTGCCACAACCGCAGGCTCAATCACAAGTCAGGCCAACAGCGCGACCATCACCGCTTCAAGCTCAAACACAGCCAATCAGATTGTCCTGCGTGATGCTTCTGGTAACTTCTCTGCCGGTACGATTACTGCGACTTTGAGTGGCAACGCTTCAACCGCAACAAGTGCAACATCTGCAACAACCGCTGGGTCAATCACAGGCCAAGCAAACAGCGCCACAATTACTGCAACCACTTCGTCAACCGGTAATACAATTCCCCTACGTGACGCCAACGGGTATATTTTTAACAGCTACTTCAATACAAGTAGTGGCGGCGCTGAACGTAATGCTTCTGGCATGGCGTATTTTGCTGGTTTTAACTCAAGCGATTATTACATTCGCAGCTTCACCCCTGCGGCTGTTGCCTCGGCAATTAGTGGTCAGACAATGAACATTAACGGGTCATCGACCTCGTGTTCAGGCAACGCTGCAACAGCCACAACAGCGACCAATCTGTCAGGTGGAACAATTAATGGTCTGACCCTTAACCAATACAACTCTAATAACCCTCGTCTTTATTCTGCTACAACCGGGGCGACCGGTCTCCTAGGTGTGGATTCTGCCGGTACATTTAAATACCAACTCTACGGTGATGGTACTAACTACGGATTTTTGAATAATGCGTGGGCGGGGTGGGATTTACAAAAAGTCATTAATGGTGAGTTAACGTTATGGGTAAGTAGTGTTCAGCGAACTGTACTTCACAGCGGCAACTACACAAGCTACGCCCCATCACTGACAGGCTCAGGTGCATCAGGCACTTGGAGCATTAACGTTACAGGATCAGCAGGGTCAGCTACCACCGCAACAACAGCCACAACAGCCAACGCTTTAGCAACCGGCAACAACTACCAAGTTAACTCTCTGGGTGTTGGTACAGCAGGTTCAGGTACAGCAGGTGAGATTCGCGCAACAAACAACGTGACTGCGTACTATTCTTCTGACATCAAGTTCAAAGAGAACGTGCGCAACATCCCCAACGCTGCGATTACGGCAGCGGCCATCGGCGGTAAGCTGTTTGATTGGAAGGCCGAGTACATTGAAGAGCACGGCGGCGAAGACGGCTACTTTATCCAAAAGGCTGACTTTGGTGTCATTGCCCAAGACGTATTGGCTAAGTTCCCTGTTGCAGTTCGCACTCGACCCGACGGCTCATTGGCGGTAGACTACGAGAAGCTGAGCGCCTTGGCTTTGGCAGCAAACGCTGAACACGAAGCCCGTATCTCTAAACTTGAGGCGCTGGTCGCCAAACTCATCGAAGGATAATTATGCCCGCCGGACTTAGTAACACAGCGCTACTTGACTTGCCTCTGCCAGTTGAAGGCTACTTCGACGGCTCATGGGGTGACTTGGTCAACTACTCACTGACCAACTATTTGGATATTGCTATTGCCGGCACGTCAACTTTTACAGGTGACGGCGCAGTTACGCTTGATAACACAGCCGGTGACGATACGGCTACAAATATCACAGCAAACTCTGGACAGTACGCCATCATCAAGGTGGCAGGCACGCTGACCACAACCAAGATCATCACAGTTGGTACTGTTAGCTCCCCTGCTGTAAGCAAGTCTTACATTCTGGACAACGCCGCTACGGGCGGCACAGTGACATTCAAAGCGTATGGCCAGACCGGTGTTTCCGTAGCTGTAGATGAAAAGTGCATCGTGTATTTCAACGGCACTGACTTTGTCAAAGTAGCTTCCAGCGTAGTGGACGGTGTGTCCACCATCAGCTTTGGCTCCACAGGTTTAACTCCTTCTACGGCTACTTCTGGTGCTGTGACTGTTGCTGGTATTTTGGCGGTTGCTAATGGTGGTAACGGAACCGCTACCCCTGCGCTTGTTCAAGGCTCTGGCGTAACTATTACGGGTACTTGGCCTAATCAAACAATTAACGCTACAGGGACTGGCGGTACAGTGACAAGCGTAGGCGGCACAGGCACAGTAAGTGGTATCAGTCTTACAGGTACGGTTACAAGTTCTGGGAACTTAACGCTTGGCGGCACGCTGGCTGTCACGCCTTCTAACTTTGCTTCCCAAACAGCCAACACAATTTTGGCCGCGCCAAACGGCTCTTCTGGAACCCCTACATTCCGCGCACTTGCAGCGGCAGACGTGCCGACACTGAATCAAAACACAACCGGTACTGCGGCAAGCACACCCCTGTTGCAAACAACAAACTTCAGCATCTCTGAAGTAGGTGGAGAGTTGGTTTTTAAATACGGTGCTACTACAATTGCAAGCATGGACAGCAGCGGTAACTTGACAACCATTGCAAACGTAACCGCTTACGGAACCCCATAAGGAATACACATGGCACTACCAGCATCCGGCCCTTTGGCGCTTACAGACATCCAAACTGAGTTTGGCGGCGCAAATCCTATTGGCATGAATGAATATTACGCAGGTGGTGGTCTTGTGCCTGCGGGCACGTCGGGTACATACGGTGCTGTGCCAAGCAGCGGTGCTTTGTCTATTCAAAACTTCTACGGCACTTCCAACTTTGTGCCAATTTATATTGAAGAAGTGTTTTCAACGTATCTTTACACGGGTAACAGTTCTACACAGACCATCACCAATGACATTGACTTGTCTACTTATGGTGGTTTGGTTTGGATTAAAAGCAGGACTGGTGATGTTTCTCATGCACTAATTGATACCGCCCGTGGAGGCAGTCAAGTTCTTTCTTCAAATACAGATTCAGCACAAGCAAACTATTCACCACAAGGCATTTCTGCATTTAATTCAAGCGGCTTTACAGTAAATGGTGCGGCAACTACAATAAATAGCACGATCTACACCTACGCCTCATGGACATTCCGCAAGCAACCAAAGTTCTTTGATGTTGTGACTTACACAGGCAATGGTTCTGCGCCAAGAAATATTTCTCACAATCTTGGTTCTGTGCCGGGTTGTATTATGATAAAACGGACAGATTCAACAGGCACATGGACTGTGTATCATGCAGGCATTGGAAATACAAAGGCAATATTTTTAAATGCAACTGCTACTACAGATACTAATTCGGCGTATTGGAACAACACAACTCCAACAAGCACTGTGTTTACTCTTGGTGGAACTTTTGGCGATATAAACGCTAACGGCGCAACCTATGTCGCCTATCTATTTGCAAACAACGCGGGTGGTTTTGGCCTGACGGGTTCAGACAATGTTATTTCCTGTGGAATTTTTTCTGGTGCGACTTCAGTTAATCTTGGATACGAACCTCAATGGGTTTTGCTTAAATCCACCACAGCTGTGCAAGATTGGTTTGTTATTGACAATATGCGCGGTTGGACAGCAGATGGGGGTTACACTTTTTTGCAGCCCAATAATGCGTACGGAGACGCGGGTGGTAGTAATGGCCCTCGCCCAACATCCACAGGTTTCTATTGGCCTTATCCCGGCAACGATTATATTTACATTGCCATTCGCCGTGGCCCAATGAAAGTTCCTACGGTTGGGACAAGCGTGTACACACCCGTTGCTTTAAGTTCTCCGGCTACAGGAACTGTGACAGCAGGATTTCCTGTTGATTTAGATTTTCAGGCCATAAAAGGTGGCAACGGTAATAATACAACAGTGGTTGACAGATTAAGGGGTAGTGCACAGCTTATAACTTCAAGTACAGGTACAGAAACTAACGCTGCCGGTGTATGGAGCTTTGCTAGCAATACTGCTCTAATTGATAATTTTGGAGCTTCTCTTTATTGGCTCATGCGTAGAGCGCCGTCGTTTTTTGATGAAGTTTGTTATACGGGTAATAACGCTAACTCTCAAACCATCTACCATAATCTTGGCGTTACCCCGGAAATGATTATTGTTAAACGTAGAAGTGCTGCAGATAGTTGGTATGTCTATACACCTGCAATGCCTGCTACAAATCAAATCGCAATGTACTTAAATTCAACCATGACGGGCTTAATAGTAGGTACGGGCGGAGCGGCGCTTTGGGGTTTAACAAGCACCACGTTTGAAGCTAACTACACTGCGATGAATTTAAACTCAAACGACACGTTTGTTGCATACATGTTTGCCACTTGCCCCGGAGTGTCTAAAGTAGGAAGTTACACCGGCACGGGCGCATTACAAACAATCAATTGTAGTTTTACAACAGGTTCACGTTTTGTTTTAATTAGACGTATAGATTCTGCGGGTGATTGGTATGTGTGGGATTCTGCCCGTGGCATATCTTCTGGAAATGACCCGTACATATTACTAAATACAACCGCAGGTGAAACCACAGGCACAAACTACGTTGATACAACAAGCGTAGGGTTTCAAGTTACAGCCGCAGCGCCCTCAGCAATTAATGCAAACGGTGGCAAATTTATTTTCTTAGCAATTGCATAAAGGAACATCATGGAAATCAGAGTCAGACAATCAGGCGCGGTAATGTTTTGGAATGAGTTCCGTGAGTTGCTGCTTGCCCAAAACCCTTCAGAGTTAATTACAGTTGCCCCTCAAACCGAAGAGTGGCTTGATGCACATGGTGCAGACATTGTGTTTGAAGGCCCACAAGCTACCGGCGGCACGGTGTATCAATACTCAATGCGCCAAGGCGTAGAGCAGGACGGCCAAGGCCGTTGGTTTACCAAGTATGTGCTTGGCCCTATTTTTATAGGCGAAACTGCGGTGGCAGATGAAGCGGAATACAAAGCCATGAAAGATGCTGACCGGGCAACCATCATGCGCCAACAACGTAATGAAAAGCTCAAAGAATCAGATTGGACGCAGATTGCCGACAGCACAGCGGATAAACCAACATGGGCAACGTACCGTCAAGCACTGCGTGACATTACTGCGCAGTCAGGTTTCCCTTGGACAGTCACTTGGCCTGAGACACCATAATCATGCGAGACTGGGCTGAAGCGTTTATCGTTGCGGCCTTCATCTCCATCTTCATTGTGTGGGGTACGTTTACGATAATTTGGATGTGGGGATGAAATGGAACTTGAGTATTACACTAAAATTATTGGCGCAGTAACTGCCTCAACTGCCATGATTGGTGGTGGTTATACGCTTGCTGACAAGTTTGGTGTGTTCCATAAAGACATCCTCAAGTGGGCACCAGAGCACTTTCAAATATCTGATGCGCCTGCAAACGGCGAATTCAAGGTTGTAGTGGCTCGTCAGAAGATTAGAGATAACTGCGAAGTTACGTCGTTCAAGCTAGAGGTGCGGGATTCTGAGTTAGTTGTGCACCCAGCCAAGCCTAGCATTGCAACATTCTCTGGGCCAGCCAGTGACACAGTGGATAAGTTTGGGTACAAGTTCAAGCTTGACACCACTTCACAAGTAACGCCCGGCGTTGCTACCTTGATGGCGCACATCAAATACAAGTGCCCCGAGGGTGAAGTGATTGTGAACTACCCTTCGCACAAGAATCTAATGTTTACGATTAAGGAATCAAATGTTTGAAGTTCTAGGTGGTGGTATTTTGGGTGGGGTTTTTGGCGGTATCTTCCGTCTGGCCCCTGAAGTCTTAAAGTTCTTTGACAAGAAGAACGAACGCCTGCATGAGATGGCAATGTTTAGCCGTCAGTGCGAGTTGGAGCAAATCCGTGGGCAGCAAAAGTTAGCCGAGATTGGCGCTCAAAGAGAAGCTGCTATTGATGTTGGTGTCATGGATGCTTTCAATGCCGCAATCAATCAGCAAGCCGAGATGGTCAAAGCGGCAGGTGGCTGGGCGGCTAGTCTGTCTGCATCTGTGCGTCCTGTGGTGACTTACTGGATATTATTTGTCTGGTCTTTTGTACACGTATGGTTTGCATGGAACGCATGGGTTGCTGGTGCGCCAGCGGTAGAAGTATTTAAGACCATGATGTCGCCTGACTTCTCAGCCCTGCTGTCTGGGACTATTAACTATTGGTTCCTTGATAGAACTCTGAAGCAACGCGGCATATGAACCTAGAACTAGCCGCTGAACTGTGCCGACGGTTTGAAGGCTATCGGGCCAAGCCATATCTTTGCCCTGCCAACGTAGCCACGATTGGGTACGGTTCTACCTACTACGCTGATGGGCGCAAGGTAACATTGGAAGACCCTCCGATGGATGAGCCGACAGCCAGAGCGCTGTTGATGGCGGAGCTTCTGCACACCTACGCACCCGGTGCGGTCAGGCATTGCCCAAATCTGCTGGTGATTGCGGCTCAAGGTGATCCAAGGAAGCTAAACGCCATCGTAGATTTCTGCTACAACTTAGGTATTGGCCGCTTGCAAACAAGCACGTTAAAGAGGAAAATCAACGCCAATGATTGGGAAGGAGCCAAGGAACAACTTATGCTCTGGACTAAAGGTGGCGGCAAGGTTTTGCCGGGCTTGTTAAAACGCCGCACGGCTGAGTGCGCCTTACTGGATTGACCGATGCCATTACAAAAAATTCTGTTTAAGCCGGGGGTCAATAAAGAGAACACTCGCTACACAACTGAAGGTGGTTGGTACGAGTGCGACAAGGTGCGCTTTCGTCAGGGCAATCCAGAAGTAATTGGCGGCTGGACACGGCTTTCTACAAACACGTTCCTAGGCGTTTGCCGTTCCCTTTGGAATTGGGTCACGCTCAATGGCCCTAACCTCTTGGGTGTGGGCACAAACCTTAAGTTCTACATTGAAAAGGGCGGGGTTTACAACGACATTACCCCGATTCGGGCAAGCAGCACGATCAATAACGACCCGTTTACAGGCAACGGCACTACTACAGTCACCGTAACGGACACAGCGCATGGTGGTGTAACTGGAGATTTTGTTACTTTCAGTAATGTTACGGGTGCGTACGAGACAACGTTTGAAGCACAGTTTCAGATCACCGTTACCGGTGTTGACACATACACCATATCTACTGCGCCGACAGTTATTCCAGCGGGCTCTACGGGCGGTGCTTCTGTTGTTGCCGCGTATCAAATTAACGTTGGCGCGGCTTCTGCACTACCTGTTGTGGGTTGGGGCGCGGGGCCTTGGGGTTCAGGCCCTTGGGGTACGGGCGCATCTACGCTGTTCCCCTTGCGCTTGTGGAGCCAGATCAACTACGGCGAAGACTTGGTGTTTGGCCCCCGTGGTGGTGGCCTTTACTACTGGGATGCAACCGGTACAGTTAGCGCCCGAGGCGTAGCACTTAACACACTTGGCGGTACAGTTTCATTTACAAACAGCGCGGTGACTCTTGTGCCGACTGTGGTGACATCTACCATCCTATATACAGAAGGCGCGGCGCTTCAATTCTCTGGGGGCTCTTTACCAACCGGTATTACCGCAGGTGTAACGTACTACGTTTTCCAAGTTAACGGGTTGACGTTCAACTTACTTACTGCCGCTGGTGCGGAAGTATCTACAACCTCTGCTGGCACGGGTGCGGTGTCAAACATTGTTGACTGTCCTGTTGTTCAAAATACCTTGACAGTGTCGGACTCATCGCGCTTCATTATTGTGTTTGGCACCAACGACTATGGCGATACGGATATTGACCCCATGCTGATCCGCTGGTCAGCGCAGGATGACATCTACAACTGGACACCTGACGCCACAAACCAAGCAGGTTTTACACGCCTATCGCACGGCTCTGAAATTGTTTGCGCTGTACAGACCCGCCAAGAGATTTTTGTGTTAACTGATTCGGCTGCGTATTCTCTGCAATACCTTGGCCCCCCTTATGTCTGGGCACCGCAGCTTTTGGGTGACAACATCTCTATCGTTGGTCAAAACGCCATCGTGATTGCTTCCGGTATTGTGTATTGGATGGGCGTGGATAAGTTCTATGCCTATGACGGTCGTGTGCAGACACTCAACTGTGACCTACGCCGTTACGTGTTCCAAGACTTTAATATCAGCCAAGCATCGCAGGTTATGTGCGGCACTAACGAAGGTTTCAACGAAGTATGGTGGTTCTATTGCTCTGCCAACGCTACACAGAATAACCGCTATGTGGTATACAACTACCTAGAGAAAGTTTGGTACTACGGCACAATGAGCCGCTCCGCTTGGATTGACTCTGGCTTGCGTGACTATCCAATGGGTACAACGTACGACGCTAATACGGGTACTGGGCTTGTTGTGTACCATGAGAACGGCATCAACGATAACGCCACTGCTACGACTGCACCTATTGACGCATACATTTCTTCGTCTGAGTTTGACATTGGTGATGGGCATAACTTTGGGTTTGTGTGGCGCGTATTGCCAGACTTAACATTCCAAAACTCTACAAACACACCTGCTGGTACTACACCAACTGTGACCATGACGCTGTATGGTCTGGCCAACTCAGGCTCGGGTGTAACAAGTTCTGCCAATCAACCTGTGGCCAAGAGCAGTACGTACGTGATTACGGAAGAGTTCACGGGTCAGATATTTACCCGCATGCGCGGTCGACAAATGATCTTCAAGATTGGCTCTAACCAGATCAATACTGCTTGGCAGTTGGGTGCACCACGTATTGACATCAGACCGGACGGCAGGCGCTGATGGCAACAAACACACGGATTATTAACCCCGCTGTACCCAACCTGCCACTGGGTACGGATCAGTACGAGCGCCGGTATCAGGATCAGTTTACAAACGTCTTGCGCTTGTACTTTAACCAACTGCGTAATGCGTTGAGTGAGTTGTTGGGCAATATAGGGGGCAGTTATATTGGGTTCCCTTATGTAGCTGCATCTGACGAAGCGCTTCAGTATGCAACAGCGGCAAACACACCAACCATAGTTCAGTGGAATACGTTAGAGGCGGGTAATGGATTTACGCTAAACCCCAATAACACGGCTACTGCGCAAGTCTCCGGCGTTTACAAAATAACCTACAGCCTACAATTTGCCAACAACGATAACGCCGCCCATGATGCGCTAGTTTGGTTACGCCTAAACGGGGATAACTCTACCCACGACGTAACAAACTCAACCACTATTTTTACTGTGCAACCTCGAAAAAGTGCATTGATTCCAAACTATGTTTGCGGCTATTCTGAAGTGGTGTTCCCTCTAAACGCAGGAGACTCTGTCGGTTTATGGTGGGGCACAGAACAAGCGGCCACCTCGGGCGGGGCAACAGGAATTTACATTGATTACCAAGCAGCCCAAACAACCCCTATGGCGTACCCCGCAGTTCCATCAGCAATCGGGTCAATAACATTTGTCTCGGCGCTACCAACATGATATTATCGACTAACCCCCATTTTGAGAGGCAACCATGAGCCTTGCAGTACTAGCCGACCACATGGCATCGAAGGGTCGCGGCCCTGACTCGATGCTCATCCACATGTCCCCACGTGAAGTGCAGGGGCTACAAGCTTTAGCCATGAAACATGGCGGCTCACTGACTATTAACCCTGATACGGGTTTACCCGAAGCTGGCTTTTTAGATAAATTGTTGCCAACTATTATTGGTGCGGGTATTAGTTTCTTCTCGGGTGGCATGATTAATCCTATGCAAGCCGCCGCTATTGTTGGCGGTATTCAAACGGTACGCACAGGTGATATTGGCAAGGGTATTAGCGCAGGTCTTGGTGCTTATGGCGGTGCTGGTTTGACTGCAGGGTTAACTACTGCTGGTACAGGGGCTATTGGAGGTGAGGCTGCTAAAGCTGGGGCTGGACTTGCTGGTGATATGGCGTTTAACTTAGCGGATGCTGGCGTAACAGATGCTGGTATGCAAAGCTTAGGGAATGTGGAAGCGACTAATCAAGCCCTCCAACAGCAAGCAGCGGAGCGAGTAGCAGCAGCGTCTCCATTTGATAGGTTGTCTGCAGGTGCGAAATCTGTTGCTGAAAATCCAATGAGCTTTGCAAACAAAGACAACCTAAAATACTTAGCCGCTGCCGCTGGCCCCGCAATCATGGCTGGCGCAAACGTACAAGCTAAGGGCCCCCAGACTGTTACTAAGCCCGGGATGATTCGCCCATACGCTTTTGATCCATACGGTGGTACGTTTACTGCTGGAACTCCTTACGAAGCTGCGCCGACTAGGGCGGCTGACGGTGGCTTGATGGGTATGGCTAGTGGTGGCTACAACCCCGGTATGCTTGACTTTACTCAGCGCAGTGAACCTGTTGTGCGTATGGCTGAAGGCGGTATTGCTGGTTATGCCCCCGGTGGATACGTTCCCTCCGATACGGATATTTTTAACTACTTTAAAACTCCCGGCCTTACCGATGCACAGATTGCCGCTGCTATGCAGCAGTACGACGTAAGTCCTGAGCGGGTTGCTCGTGCTACTGGTACGATGGATAGACTCCCAGAATACAACACACGTTTTGTTCAGGCAGTTGCCCAACCTAATGTTGACACTTCAGAGTTTATGGCGGCTACCAAAGACGTAGGACTGCAGAACCAAGGGTTGGCAAACGCTTTACAAAACTCTGGCTTGTCTGCTGGTGCCCAGTACGCACTGACCCATCAAGATATTGGTATGCCTGAGAATGTTGCTGAGACCCAAGGTGGTTTAGAAGGTCTAAGCAGCAACATCAACTACGCTGTGAATACTCTGCGAGATGCAGGCACAACCGGTGCCGATGCGCGTGCTGCGGCTTTAGCAGAGATGAATAGATATGGTTTGAACGAAGCCGACGTGTTACGCGCAACAGGTAAAACTGTAGCCGAGCTGTTCCCCGATACAAAAACTGTTGTTAAACCACCCGTTGTTACACCGACTGTAGTTCCCGGCGGCGTGCAAATGCCTAATGCTACAACTTACGACAACGGTGCATTTGGTAATTATGGTTCCGGCAATCAAACGGGCACTGACTACCTTGGCCGCGAAGTATCTATTGCTACGCCCGGCGATATCATTACAAACCCAGATGACACACGCACAGTTGTGCCTAACGTACCCGGTCGTCCATACGGCGGGTTTACAGGTATGGATGCAGTAAAAAGCGCTTATACCGCTGGCGGTGGTAGTTTGGGCTACATCCCTTACGCACCTAAAACAATTGAAGAGTTTGAGTCTAAGTACAACAAGCTGACCGGTGGTTCCAAGCAAGCTTATGACTACTTGATGGGCAAGACACCGTACGATCCCGTGCCGTTTACAAAAACCGGTGAGATTCAAAAACCATATTGGGAGTCTGTTGGTAGATACCCAGTTAACTTAAAGACTAAGAAGTACGTCTTTAAAGATGGCAAGTATGTTTTGAACCCAGAGTATGTTGACCCTCCTTACGTACTTGCAGCTAAAAAGGCTGCAGCGGAAAAAGAAACCAATAAAACTGCGGCGGCATCAGGTAAGTCTATTAGTGTCCTTGATGCCCAAGGAAATACAGAGCAAGCGTACATGCGTGATGATGGTTTCTACTACACATCCGGCGGTAGTAAGTTTGACGACAAGGGTATTCAAGTTGCAGCAGGTGGTGGTTTGATGGCTATGGCTCGTGGCGGTATGTCCCAGCAGTTTGACCTTGGTGGTTACTCTGACGGCGGCAGACTCTTGCGCGGCCCCGGTGATGGTGTGTCTGACTCTATCCCTGCAACGATTGGTAACAAGCGCCCTGCACGTTTAGCCGACGGTGAATTTGTTGTACCTGCACGTATCGTGTCTGAGTTGGGTAACGGCTCAACTGAAGCTGGCGCACGCAAACTCTATGCAATGATGGATCGCGTACAGAAAGCCCGCCGAGGTACTGTCGGCAAAGGTAAAGTGGCAAAGAATAGCCGCTCTGATAAACATCTTCCCGCGTAAGGAATAGACATGGCTACAACCCCATCCCAAATAACCGAATATCAAACGGGCT